TTTGTTTTATCTACTCTTAATGTTATTGTTCTACCACCTGTAATGTTAGTAGCAATCAAATGAGTTGGAGTTGCTGAATTATTAGTTATAGTAAAGAAATTACCTTGAGAACAATCTATTGATGCAGTTGCTGCAGTAATTGTAATATCGTGTACATCTCCTTTAACCGAACCACTAAATACTTGGTCTCCTATAAATGTATTAGAACCAGTAGTTGCATAAGAACCAGTCTTATTACTTAAACCATCTATCTCTACTTGTAAAGATGCAGTTTCTGCTTCTAATGAATTGAATCTATTATCTATTGATGATGTTTCTAATTCTAGATTGTTTAATCTAATATCAGTTGATTGTGTATAAGGATTAAATTGGGCATCAGTTACAAAATCTGTTACAAGTGATGAACTAAATGCTTCTTGTTGGTCTAATCTTAAATCAAACGATGCTGAATCTATATAATAAGATGAAGTGAATGTATTTAATGAATCATTACCATTACTTGCAGTAAATGAGTTATAAAAACCATTAAGGGTTTCTTGAGAACCAGTAAATACTTCTAATGAATCTAATCTCTGGTCTTGTGAACCTGTATCTAATTCTAACTGGTCTATTCTATCATCAAAAGATGCTGAATCTGTATAATAAGATGCAGTAAAGTTTTTAAATCTATCATCAACATCAATTATTCTACTATCTACCGATGCAGAGTAAGATGTTACATTTCCTATACCATTAATGGTAGAAGAACTTATCTCATTACTTACTGTAAGAGAACCTGTGAACGCTGAATTACCTTCTACACCCAAAGTACCACTTACGATTACTTGTCCTATTAAATCTTGTCTATCGGTTTCTTCATCACCCAATACATTTGAACCACTTGAGAATATTACACTTGCAGATTCTTCTGTAATGTTTAACAACCTTGCATTAACTGTATCAAAGTTTCCTACATTAGCAGTTACATCTCCTTGTATAGTTAAATCTCCTACTATATCAATAGAGCCTGTATGTGTTAATGAACCACTAATATCTACATCACCATTAAAATCAGAATTACCATCAACCTTAAAATTGTTTACAACTGTAAACTCTTTTGTTTGTGCGTTGATTGTTAATCCGATATTATCACCTACACCATCTTGTAATTGTACATCACCACTTTGTGATGCAAGGTTTTGGGTACTATCTTGTAAATTTACTAGTCCATAATATGAACCACTAATCATTAAATTACTTAAATTACTCATATCTTCTTATGTAAATTGCCATTTCCTAAGTGCTTCATCAACTGCCCCATTGTTCCAACGTTCAGGTGTTGTATCCCAAACTTTTGGTGATGTCCATAATTCACACGCCTCACAAGTTTCAAAGTCATCGTAAGGTATATCAAGGACAGGTAAGTTAAAAAAGTTATAGTCATCTCTATTATTTATTTCTTCTTTTATTTCAAAACATCTTATGTTATCATAGTTCTGTAAATATGCTTGACCTCTTGTTGAAGGTATATAGTTTGTTGCAAATACTTGTCCTATTGAACCAGTCTCTGCTAAAACTGCATTAAACATATCTCCTGTTTCACAATCCTCTATTTTAAAGTAAGAACCGCTAGGCGGACTCAAAAAAAAAAGGCAACGATTTCTATCATTGTGAACAGTTAGGTCAAACTCAGCTGACCAACCAACCAGTCCATTATTGAACCTATCAGCAAATGGAACACAATTGACTGTACCATTCACCTCCATTCCATAATTTCCTTTTTGTACATAGGATGTTAAATCATTTAAGATACTCATTGTGTTAGAATGAATATCTACCATATCGTTAGTCCCATAAAAGGGAACTTCTTGTTTATTATCTTTTCTATTTGGTATATCAGTATCATTTAACAATTTAGATTTGTCAGCAACGATTAACTGAATTCTATAATCAGTTGTATTGTTTGTAAAGTTTGCATTTTGTATCATTACATTACCAATAGGATACTGAGGAAATTGTGTTGTATCTATACCAAATAAATCTCCTTGTGTTACCTTTGCAATACTTGGATGATTCTTCATAATGTTCTTGAAGAAATTCAAAGTATTATAATACAAAGAAAAGTTTACTCCACTATCCTTAGTAATCTGTTGAGGTGCTGTATTTTGTGATGCTGTACTCATATCTTATAATTGTATTCCACCAAAGTATTGATTTGATTGGTCAGGGAATATCATAGTTGAATCTCCTGTACTCTCATTATACTCAGGTACGTTTTCATTATTTGCTACTAACCAATCTTGTAATCTTGTTGAATAATAATCTGCATTATTCAATGCTTTATTTAACAAGTAATCTACTTCATTTTTACCTGGTGCAACTCCTGTTTCACTTTGTTGTTTAACTGCACCATTTGATTTAAATGTTACTGAACTAAATGGAATATATTCTACACACGAATACCAAATTAAAGTTGGTTTTACATAATCTTCTACAAGAGTTTCATAATATCCTGTAAATGCAGTTTGTGCTTCTACATCATCTTGTAATTTATTGTATAATACAGTACCAAGTAAGTTAAGTATATATTTTTCTTGTGCTGTTCTAATGAAAGGTAGAAGAGCATCGGCATCAATTGCACCACCTAATGGTGTGTTCTTGATAATATCGTTTCGTGTTATTAATAATCCAAATGCCATAATTTTATCTTGTTTTTATTCAGAGTCGTAATGTGATTCAAAACCAAAATCTGTTGGTCTTATCGGTTCATACTCATCATTCTTTGTTTCTTTTTCTAAACTTTGTTCTCCTTCTCCACCTTGTAAGTTATCATCTATCTCTTCTTGTACTTCTTCTATACTCTGGTCTGTATCATCTGCTGTATCTGAAAGGATTACAAGAGGTGTCAGTTGTTCAAAATATAAATCGTTACAATCTATACCACCAACCTTAAATGCGTTGTATATAGAGTTTATAACAAGGTTTTGGAATGGGAATATAGTCATCGTTTGCATAATTGAATATGCAGTTTTCATTTCTTCTGCTGCTGAAGAGAATCCATTGTTTGCAGTTCTAATACCAAATAATAAAGGTGATACTATTCTGTGAGCTACAAGAATTCTATCTTGTGCGTATTCAGCAACATACTGATACTTTTCGTGTAAGTTCTCCATAGGGAACGTATCAATAGTAGGTTTGTTTACTGCATCATCATTAAACGATACCATAAATCTACCAGCGTTACGAGTACCTGTAAACTTAGCTTCTAATAAACTTTCTATTGTTTGTCTTTCTTCGGGTGCAGGAACTCCATTATTGAAATTCACCATACCTACTGGCAAGAAACCATTTTCTATATTGTTAAGGTGTAAGTTAGATAGTTCTGCTTCACTAAATGAAAATTGTAATGCAGAAATCCAATCAGGTAATGAATAGTAATATCTATTAGGTTCATATTCTTTTACATAAAGTATTTCTACTTCTTCATTTGATGAACCAAAGACAGGTAAATACTTTTTCTCTTTCTGTCTCCTATGGTCACTCCAATCAGAACAATAGTAGTATCCTTCGATTCTACCCATATCATATATCTTCTTTGCTCTTAAATTTTGAACAGGCATATGATACATTCTTAATATCTGTGTATGTGATTTATTCCAAATGATTTGCCAAGCAGCATTACCATATAATTTTAAATCAAAAGTAATTTTTCTTAACTCTTCTGGTGGAATTATCTTATCTAATTGTTGTTGTTTAACTTCTTCTTTTGTAAAGATACCTTTACCATATATTAAATCTGCTACACCTTCAACACAAGCTGCGTTAGTTGTAGAAGTATTATAGGCTTCAGTTACCATACCAAAGTAATCATCTTGGTCTAATATCCCAACAGGCACCCATTGATACCTTGTTTTTGTATCTTCTGTAACAATAGGAACATCCTGTCTTGTTAAGTTTAATACTGAAAATTGTTCTTGTTTCTTCATATTACTATATAATCGTTATCTGTTGTATTGGATATAAACTCTTCGTTTTGAGTTGTATATACTACCTTATCAATACTTTGTGATGCAAACACTTGCATCGTTCCACTATAAACGCTACCACTTACTGAACCACTTAAGTGTACTCTAAACTCTTGAGCATCTCTTACGGAACCCTCTAATGATTGAGAGAATGTAAGTATGTTTTCATATGGATTGAATGTATAAGAACCACTTAAATTATAATACGATGAACTATAAGTCATCATATCTTGTAATACAAGTGTCATATCTTCCGAACCACTTACATTCAAAGATGCAGTATCTTGGGTTCTAACTACAAATTCATTACTTTGTGATATATAATACGATAGCATTGTCTAATGTTTATGAATATAACAAACAAACAATAACTTATAATTAAAACAAAATAAATAAGAAATAGCTTGTATATATCAAATAAATTTTGTATATTAGTGTATATGAA